TAGTGACGATGAAATTATTGTTGATACGGCTTATACATGATCACCCTCCGCCCCTACCAACAAAAAATGGTTGACCGCATCCGTAACGGTATGCTCAGTCATAAATGGCAACTCCTGCAATTCCCTACAGGTGCAGGAAAGACGTTCACGGCAGGCCATATGATCAACGCGGCCAGACAGAAAGGCAATACCTGCTATTTCGTCGTGCCACGCCGTGAACTATTGCGTCAGACCGCAGAGAGTTACGATAGCGTCGGTATTCCGTTCGGATACATTGCCTCTGGATACCGCCCGTCGCCGTTCGCCAAGGTCCAGATCTGCACGGTTGGAACGCTTGCTAGACGACTGGATAACGCGCCCAAGCCTAACCTCGTGTTCATTGACGAAACCCACCACGGCAGCGGTCAATTGGGAGATATTATCAATTGGGCTAAAGGTCACGGTGCATGGGGCATCGGTCTATCCGCCACGCCTCACAGGACAGATGGCACCGGTCTCGGCATGTGGTATAGTCATATGGAGGAAGGGCCATCCGTTCGCGAGTTGATAGACATGGGCGAGTTGTCCGACTACCGCATGTTTGCCCCCGATACACCGGACATGACGGGTATTCGCACAGTCGCCGGTGATTACGCCAAGGGGCAACTGGCGGATCGTATGGAGAGCGACCGTCTGTTGATCGGCAATAGCGTCAGACACTATAAGCAACACGCAGATGGATTGCTTAACGTGGTTTTCTGCGCTTCAGTCAAACATTCCGAGATTGTCGCGCAATCGTTTAATGACAATGGTGTTCCGGCTGCTAGTATTAGCGGCAAGATGGACGACGCGGAACGCAGTCGCATCATCAAGGCATTTGCGCGGCGGGAATTGAAGGTGTTGACTAGTTGTCAGTTGTTGACGTTCGGCTTTGATCTATCCAGCGCGGCTGGAATGGATGTGACCGTTGAATGCATTAGCGACCTGTCGCCAACGCAATCCATGGCCATGCAGTTACAGAAGTACGGCAGAGCATTGCGCAAGAAAGATTTCCCGGCAATTATCTTGGATCACGCTGGCAATAGTGAGCGGCATGGGTTGCCGGATAGCGTCAGGGACTGGTCGTTGATGGATCGTGAAAAGCGAAGCGGCGGATCATCGGAGAATACGGAACCGACTAGGCAATGCACGGAATGCTTCTTTGTGCATCGCCCGTCGCCATGTTGCCCTGCGTGCGGCTTTGTTTATCCAATTATTAGCCGCGAAATTGAGGAAGTTGACGGCGAACTACAAGAGATAACCGAACGTCCCATGAGCATCCCGCAACAGGTCGGCATTATCGCTAGGCAAGATGGGTTGCCGGGGTTGATGGAATATGCTAAGGAAAAGGGATATAAGCCGCAATGGGCTTATCATCAGATGAAGGTTAGGGGGTTGGCGTGAGTGAGCCAAAAGAAGGTGACGTGATTGCCGTATGGGTAAGTTGTGGGGCGGCAAGCGCTGCGGCTGCAATTTTGACATGCCGCCAATATGGAAACCTTTGCGATATTCGCTTACTTAACAATCCGATCAAAGAGGAACACGAAGACAATCAGCGTTTTGTTCGCGACCTTTCGGAATATTTAGGTCGAGATATTGAAATTGTCATAAATCCAGATTGGCCGGAATGCTCAATATTTGACGTTTTTGAAAATCGCCGGTTTATGTCGTCGCCATATGGTGCGCCATGCACAGGTGAGTTAAAGAAGAAAGCCCGTCAGTTTTGGGAAAGCAATAATCACGCTGACTGGCATGTTATGGGGTTCACCTATGACGAAAAGGAAAGGCATGAAAATTTCACACTTACTGAGCGTGAAAACGTGTTGCCAATTCTAATTGACCGAATGATGACCAAAGATGATTGCGGAAAGATGATGAACGCAATCGGTCTTAAAATGTCTGCTGCGTATGACTTAGGAATGCCAAACGCAAACTGCATTGGGTGTGTAAAGGCTACTAGCGCGACCTACTGGAACCTTATTAGGAGAATTTCGCCGGAAAGGTTCAATCATCTTTGCGAAGTGTCAAGAGATATTGGGGCTAAATTGGTTAGGTGGAACGGAGAAAGAATGTTCCTTGATGAATTGCCAGAACATGCAAAAGGGCAAGACTTGAAATCAATGGACCTAGATTGCGGGTTCTTTTGCGAGGAGAAGTGGAAATGAAAGAAGAATTCACAGAAATTCAATGCGAATATGGACAAGCGGACATTTACATCGCGGGTAATTCAGATTTAGCAAAGCACTACTGCTCCGAATATTGCTTGTCAGGTTTATGCGTTAGTGTGTTTGAATGTGAGTATGTATATACTGGAGGTCAAGAAAAAGGCGTAAAAGTCACCATGATAAACTACGCTAGGTTTCCGACTGACCAAGAGGATATCACAGAAAAAGCTAAAGACCTAGGCGAGTTTCTGTGTCGTAAACTTCATCAATCCAGCTTTAGCGTTATGTCTCCATGCGGATCGTTCTTTCTTTCTCGACGTGACGATTGATGAATGTAGGCTTCGAACCATTCCAAACGCCAGATGCAGAAGACGCGGCGGAACAAGCTAAGTCATTCTGCAAGAGCCGGGGATTAACGCCGCGTGACTGTAAAATTGTCCGCCGCGATGGGCGCGTAATGGTAGTTATCACCAGAGACGGAGCGAAAATTAAGGTATGAAACGATCAGAGGCCAACGTATCAAACGACGCCGCCCTAGCCATTTCAAGGGCAGGCGGAAAGTCGTTCCGCAACAACGTCGGAAAAGCATGGTCCGGTAAGAAAACCGAAGAATATACGAAAAACGGTAAACGATACGTTGTCTTGGAAAACCCGAGATTCATTGACTTCGGTTTAATGAAGGGTAGCGCGGATCGGATCGGTTGGGTTCCGACTGAAATCACGAAAGATATGGTTGGGCAAACGTTCGCGCGGTTTGCGTCGTGGGAGATTAAAACCGCAAAAGGCAGAGCCACTAAAGAACAACTAAGATGGCATGAAGCAGTTTCGCGCGACGGTGGTTTGAGCGGTTTCTGTAGGTCTGCCGATGATGCGGTAAGGGTGTGTAATGGCGAACGACTTGACCCTTGATGAAGTGATCGAACGCGCGGCCATAGTTGCAGAGGGTTGCAACGTTTCACGCGAAAAATCAGAGGCATTGACAGCGGCTCAGTATGGGTGTAAGACGTGGCAGGAATTAATTGATCGCATAGGAGGCGATGAGGATGGAATGGCAACCAATTGAGACTGCCCCGCACGGTAAGGGAATAAACACTGGACCAGCCGTGTTGGTTGGTGGCGGAGTTTTTTGGGATGAAGGTGAAACCTACCAGACAAATTACGCGTTTGACAGGTCGGCTATAGGATTCCACGACCCGCTTAAAGGGTGGATTATAGGAAACTCCGAAACGCATGGCGACAGTATTGTTGCCGAACCAACCCATTGGATGCCGCTCCCCACCCAACCGGAGGAAAAATAATGCACCCCCAATGCACCATCCATAACGTCGAACAAGGTTCCCCCGAATGGCATGAAGCCCGCAACGGACTTCTAACCGCGTCAGAGGTTAATTTGATCCTGACGCCGACACTCAAGATCGCCAACAACGAGAAAACCCGCACCCACGTATATGAGTTGGCCGCGCAACGCATCACCGGATACACCGAGCCTCAATACGTGTCAGACGACATGCTGCGCGGTCATGTGGACGAGGTAAAAGCCCGTGACGCATATTCCGAACACTATGAACCCGTAGATGAATTGGGATTCATCACGCGAGACATTGGCGGCGTGACCATTGGTTATAGTCCAGATGGCGCTGGCGTGATGAGTAATTTCGGCATTGAGTGCAAGAGCAGGCGTCAGAAATACCAACTTCAAGTCATCACAGACAATGAAATCCCGACCGAACACATGCTGCAATTGCAGACTGGACTAATGGTCACGGGATGGGATTACATCGACTATATCAGCTATTGCGGCGGTATGCCTATGTGGGTTATTCGCTGCGGACGTGATGAGAAATATCAGGAGGCAATTACCGAGGCCGCGCTTGGATTTGAAAAGCAAGTGCAGGATAAAATGTTCGAGTATCAAGAGCGGTTGGCTAATGCTGGCGTTGTGATTGAGACTGAGCGAGAACAACCAGAGACGGAGGTATATTTTGAATGAGCATCGTCCGAGTAATTGACTTCGAGACTACAGGATTTGAACCGCCTGTCGCACAAGTATGTGAGGCGGCTTATTGTGACTATGATGTAGGTGACGGAAGCGTTGGCGAATACATGTCTTGGCTTTGTGGTGTGGACGCCATGCCACCAGACGTTCGCGCGGTGCATCATATCAGTAAGTCGGAATGCGACGGAATGCCGCCGTTTGATGTTGATACGATGGACGATGACAATGTAACGGTTTTCTGCGCACATAATGCAGACTTTGAGTTGAAATTCTTCTCTACGCCTAAACCTTTCATCTGCACATATAAGGCCGCTCTACGGGTTTGGCCGGATGCGCCAACACATAGCAACGGTGGATTGCGGTATTGGCTTGAAGATCAAGGAAAGATCAATCCAGAGCACGAAAAGACGCAACCTGCGCATAGGGCAGGCCCTGACGCATATGTTACGGCATGGATTTTGAAAGCGCTATTTGATGAAGGTATCACTGGAAAGCAAATGGTCTCGTGGACTAAAGAGCCAAAGATAATGCCTAAATGCACAATCGGAAAGTTTCGAGGATATAAATGGCCTGATGTGGAGGAAGGTTTTCTTAACTGGATGACGCGACAAACAGATATGGAATACGATCTTAAATGGAACGCGGCTCGGGAAATTAAAAGGAGGCAAGAAAATGACAACTGACGTAACCAAAGCAATCGCCCCCAAGAGTGACCAACTCAACGCCGATAGCCTTATCACCGGACCTATGACGATCCGTATTCGTGACGTAAAGGTAAGTGATGGCGAGCAGCCGATTTGGGTTTACTTCGATGGCGACGACAATAAACCCTGGAAGCCTTGCAAAACCGCCGCCCGTTGCCTTGCCTCAATCTGGGGGCCAAATGCGGCGCAATGGGTTGGTATGCATTGCACGATCTACAATGACCCGACCGTAACATGGGCGGGCGCTGCGGTGGGCGGGATTCGGGTTTCACACATGGAGGGACTAGATAAGCCTCGTGCATTGCAGCTTACAAAGACACGTGGTAAAAAGGGCACGGTTACAATCCAGCCTCTTGTGATGGGTGGAAAAGCAGATCCACGGTTTGACCCAGACGCCGCTTTGCAATCAGCCAAGGACGCAGCTATGAAGGGGAAGGACGCGTTTACTCAGTGGTGGAGAGAGAACGCCGATAAAAGGGAGGCAGTTAAACCGCATATGGATGAGTTGAAAAAGATGGTAGAAGAAGCTGATAAACCGGATATTGATGATGATGAGGTGCCGCTGTGAGTAAGATGACACGCCAGCAACGACGCGCAAACGAACGCCGCGCCAATAAACCTGAACCTGCACCGATTGAACGCACATCGCGGCGTCATATCGGTCGCACGAAAGGGCAACCGTTTTCTAGCATGAAGTTGGTAAGCATTACACCGGCAGAGAAAGGTAAGCCCGCTGTTTTCAATGTGCGAGGATATACGACGAACAAGTCGCAATCCGTGAAGGCAACGTATCAGAATATTTATTGGTTCATTCGCGGCATCACGCATGAAATGAAACTTGGAATGTTGGGGGCTTGAATATGGATGCAGTAGACAGCACAAGCGATGCGAGAACGGTTAACAATACTGTTCGACACAAGTATCGCGTTCTGAGAGACGATGAAAAAGCGACTATGGCTAAGATCAAAGACATGGGTGCGGAATTTCTTGAATATTTCGATGAAACGGGATCAAGCCGCGAAATGTCAATCGCAAAGACAAAAATTGAAGAGGCGGTCATGTGGGCTGTCAAGCATGTGACGGCGTAGGGGCTTAATGGAAGATACAGAAACCCGCCTAAAAAATATCGTGGAGAAATTCCGCGACCAAAACGATATTCATTGTCCAGAAACAATTTACCAGAGGGATAAGGTTATCGAGAACGCGTATGAATTTATTGAGGAGTTGATGGACGTGGTGGGATATGCTGAATAGAGTAGACATCATCGGCAATCTAGGCGCAGACCCGGAAGTCAGAACAGTAGGCGATAGCAAAGTCGCCAATCTCCGACTTGCCGTTAACGAAAAATGGAAAGACCGCAACACTGGCGAGAAGCGTGAAAAAACCGAATGGGTTCCAGTAACTATTTGGGGGCCTGTTGCTGGCGTTGCGGAACAGTATCTTCGCAAGGGAAGCAAGGTTTTTGTAAGCGGCAAGTTTCAAACCCGCAAATGGCAGGACAAAGACGGTAACGACCGATACACAACGGAAGTCGTCGTTCAAGGATTCTGCGGTCAAATGGTCATGCTAGACAGCGCCGGATCGTCTAGCGGTGGAGGTTATCAGTCTGGCGGGACTACGGTTGGTAGTGGGTCTAGTGCTGGCGGTTACGCTATGGACGATGAAATCCCGTTTTGAGATAGACCCGCTCCGGCGGGTTTTATCTTGACGGGGCGCTGCGACCATGCCAAGACGTGACTAGATAACCAATGGAGATGATTATGACTAACACGAACACGGGCAACCGGAACACGGGCGACTGGAACACGGGCAACCGGAACACGGGCGACTGTAACACGGGCGACTGTAACACGGGCAACTGGAACACTGGCAACTGGAACACGGGCAACTGGAACACGGGATACCGGAACACGGGCAACCGGAACACTGGCGACTGGAACACGGGCAACTGGAACACGGGATACCGGAACACGGGCGACTGTAACACTGGCAACTGGAACACGGGCAACTGGAACACGGGATACTTCAATACCAAAACGCCAACAACGGTAAATTGCTTCAACTCTCCAACGGAAAGAGAAGTGTGGGATAAGGCCGAAAAACCAAATTGGATTTATCGTCCATCGACCACCACTTGGGTTTCCGAACGCGACATGACCAATCAAGAAAAGATAGACAACCCGACATTTCATACATGCGGTGGGTATCTCAAGGTAAACGATTGGCACGAAGAGTGGCGTAAGGCATATGAGGACGCAACAGAAGAAGAAATCCAGATGGTTCGCGTTCTGCCAAACTTCGACTACGATGTGTTTGAAGAAATTACTGGTCTTGACATTCGACCAAAAGACGGCGGATGTGAAGGTAAGACTGTTGAGATTGATGGAGTTGAGTACGTTCTCACGCGGAAGTAAATTTATGGGCGCGGTTTATCCGCGCCATATAACCATAGGAGGTTAGAAAATGAATAGGAAATGGACGCCGGGGCCTTGGGTTGTTGAAGATGGGAGTAAGTCATGTCATTGTTGCTTTGACCAGACAATTTACGTGAAGACTGTATCGGGAGAATTTGATTATGAAATTATCGCAGAAACACTTACCGATAATGAAGCAAACGCCCACATAATCTCCGCCGCCCCTGATCTGTATGAGGCTTTGGAGCGCGCTTTGGAAGAGTGGGATAGCAACACCGACTGGCGCAACAACGCCCGCGCCGCACTCGCAAAAGCACGTGGAGAATAAACTACCCACGCACATAGAGGTGGAACTACGCGCGTTAGGCGTCATACCGCCTTTGACCAGCAACCCAAAGCCAGAGCCTTACAAGGCGTGGCGTCCGTCATACGTTGGAGAGGAACCGC